GATTTTTGGATTTCCTGAATTGTTTCTTGATAATAGTCTTTAATCTTTTTTGGTGGTTCAGGAGGCTCTCCGCCACCATCATCAGTTATTTTGCCATCAGTGGGTGCAATTGTTCCAACTGAGGAGTTAAGACCCTTAATCTCATTCTTTAACTTTTCTATTTTTTTTGTGGCTTCGTCAATAGTGGTATTAGCTTGAGTAAGGTCAATATTATAATTTTCTCGATAAGTTGGAACCTTAAAAAAGCTTCCTGACAATTGAGAGGCTTGTCGGTAAGCTGGCACTTCCTTATCGATTTCACCTGAGGCTGTTTTCTCTTGGATCAATCGCTGTGTCTCAATCCGAGTTTTTTCGGCTTCAAATTTTGCTTTGCCAAGTTCGGTAATCTCGTTCATTTTGTCTTGAGCAATTGCAGCTGCTATCATGCTATCGATATACTTATCCAGTTCCTTTTTGGCACCGTCAATTGCCGTTGTAATTTCCCCAAATTTGGCGGTGTGTATATCCATGCTTGAAAAATACTTAGGATATTCCTTCTGTATATCGTCTAAAGCTTGTTGATATAGTTTTTGTTCGCCTTCTGTTTTGTTGGTTTTTTGTCCAAGCGTTTCAACTGTATAAGCAAGTTGGTCAAACCTAAGTTTCAAATCTGCACTTGATTTTTGAGCTTTTTCAAAATTAGACTCAACAGGAATAATAGCAGAAATCAAATCATTCATTCCGGAAACAATATCCTTAGCCACCGGCATCATTGTTTCCCCAACCGAAGTCAACAACTGTCCCAACCCATCCTGCATGTTAGAAACGGCACCATTGAAAGTCTTAGACTGCTCTTCCATCATGCCGGCAAAATTCTTTTCCTTAATAATTCTTGGAAGAGCTTCCAACATTTCTTGAGCTGAAGCTTCCAGTTCGCCGGTTGCCTTAACACCTTTTCCGGTTGCTTCTGTCCAGTCGTCAACAGAAATTAACAAATCCCTAAACATATCAACAGCAATTCCTTTCTGACCGGTTGCCATTTTGGCAAACGCTGAAAGGGCTTGCTCCATTGGTTTTCCGGAAGCACTTGCAAGGTCACCAAGATTGCGTAATGTTTCTTCTGAGTATAATCCAATGGCTTGTAATTGATTAGCTGCTTCTACAACCTGTGGAAGCTCGAACGGAGTTTCCTTAGCGAATGTTATTAATTCCTGTAATCGTTTCTGAGCTGCTTCTGTTGAGCCTAACATTACTTTCATGCTAACCTGGTATTGCTCAAATTGTCCGGCTTTCGCTATGGGCACGCTCAAAGCTTCCCAAGCTTTTCTCATTAAGTCGAGACCTTGATTAATACCCATAATGTTCAAGCTCCAGTTTCCGGAAGCTGAACCGGCTTCTTTCTCTTTCTTAACTATGCCGTCTAATGATTCTTCTATTAGGGAAAGTTTATTTTTCGTTTCCGAAATAGAAGCCATGTCAACATCAAGCTTAATTTTTTCTGCAAGCTCCGCCTTCAGCTTGGCTTGCTCAGCTCTCACCTCTGAAAGCTTCATTTTGGCAAGGCTGTTATCGTACCCAAGTTTTACATTTTTTGCGTTGGCTATAAGCTCAACTAACTGCTTATCGTCAACACTTAATTTCTGTTTAAATTCTTGGTCGTTGAGTAAAAACTTAATTTCTATTTCTTGCATAGTCTATCACCTGTAAGAGTATATATAGTATCTGATTTGCGTGTTAATATTGGTATAGCTTCCTGATTCTCTGTTGGCTTATCGTCTGAAATAGGCGGTATATCATCATAATCGAGATAAGTAATATCATGGTTCCCGTCTTTCATCTGGAATTCCAGAGTCATTATATTCTTAGTTGCGTTCTTAGTTTTTAGCCTGAACCCAACTATAAAATTAATATAGTCACCCCACAAAAGCATTCTTGAATCGCCAACAATTGTAACCTTACACTTATTCCCCAACAACATCATTTTTCTTAACTCTGAAAAATACTGAACATCGTAACATGATATTTTCAGGTTAGTATTGTCTCCCGTAAATATATCATCACCCGAAGCTTCGCCTGCAAAGAGAGGTTTCGAGTTGAGCCTGGTATCTGAGGAGATATTCTTGAGAATATATCTTGATTGATTATTTCCGTCTAATATAATATGGGTAATCATGATTAATCCGAAATATATGCGTATATAATGTGGATTGCCAATTCGCTTATTATTACTTGCTCCTTGAGATAATAATAGTCTGAAGGGCTTTTGGAAGCTCTCAGAAGATAGAAATCAAGCACGTTTAGCGAATCAATACATTGTTTTTTGAACTCAGAAATTGCCCGCTCGTAACGGGCAAAATCTGAGTCTTGGCTGTTTATTGGAGGTTGGGGTAAATCATCTAAAATCTTAATTCGCTGAAAGACATCAATTAATTGCCTTTCAGCATCGTAAAAAAATCCTTAATTGCAGTATTAATAACCCCCATATCAATTGTGTCCGGATCAACATCAGAACATTGTGAAGACTCTAAAAACAGCAAAGTAAATAATTCCCTAAAATATTCCTTAACCCCAAGCTCATCACTTACAACATCAGTTGACAACTTAAATTCCTGGACAACTTCTAACTTAGCAGCTATTGGCGTAGAAGTACTTCTAAGCGAAGCTTTTCTTAGTCTTTCGTAATTCCCAACTGTAGTTGGTTTCAAGTGGAACGCAATCTTTTTCCCGTGTATTGGGTAATAATCCATTATGCACTCTCGTAGTTTTGAACGCCTAAATAAGGCTGTGTAATAGTTAAAGTTTCGCCGACAGTCATAAATTCAAAATTAAAGTCAAAATAAATTTTGTACGTGCCGGCAGGCGTAACAAAATCAATATTCTGATTGTGAGCTCCATAAGAAATCGACAATTGGTTCCCTGAAAAATCATAACACCTAACTTCGACATTGGTTTGAAGCGGCGATACAGCAGGTATTCTAATTCGTAATTTTGCTCCCGCAATTGGAAATATGAACAACTTGCTTAAATTCCCAAACATAACTCCAGCTGTAGCTACGCAGCTTTGGACACCATTTGCGAAAGTAGTAGAAAGATTACTTGGTTGTAAATCATAATTATCAACCTTGCCATTATTGTTAAGGTCAGCCCAACCAAATTCAGCCTTAAGAATATTAACACCTGAATATATTGGAAGCTCACCACCTTCTTTTTTAAACGTGATTGTTATTCCTTCCAAATCACCAATCTTAAACTTAATTACTCTTTCAACCGTGAGCAAAGTATTAGCACGCCACATAATGTGAGTATCTATACCATAAGCAACTAAATTAAGTTCGGTGTTAGCTCTCATCCAAGCTTCTAATTGCTCAAAGCCTTCCAAATCATAAGTTGAAAATTTGAACGTGCAATTATCACCTGAATAATTCTTCGCACCGTTCGCTTTTTCAATTGAATACGGTTCGTTTTTGAAGTCCCCATCATTAGCTATTTGATTGAATTGGATAACCACGCCTGTGCTTGGGGAATAAACACTTATTTTTTGAATACCACCAAAATTCATAATCACCTCTTAAAGGGCGGTTAAACCGCCCATAAATTAAATTTGGAAAACAGTAAAAGAAAGTTTGAACCCATTTAATTCGCCAACCTTTCCTTTAATATCCTTAGTTACCATTACAGTTGTTGCTTGAGCAATAACCTCAGTAGTGTCATCCATGTAAGTAACCTTAATATCATATTCAGTATTGGCTTTCATGCCTGTTTCAAGTACAGAATAAGCAGTTGTATCAGAAAATGGGATTGTTGCAGTAGTTGTCTTACCTGCGTACAAATTTGTACCTTTTGAAGTCTCTACGCTTTTGTTTTCAATCTTAATATCGGCATCAGCATTTGGAACTCCAATATTAACATATGAACTCGAGCCAGTTGGGGCGTAAGAGACCATCTTCATTCCCGAAAATTTAGTTGGCATTTTAATCTCCTGTTGATAATAATGTAAATTGTTCACCCATTGAATCGATTAACTTATCTGATATATATGGGTATTGTGAATTATCGTTCTCTATTATATCAACCTCATCAGAGGCGATATAAACCTGCCCAAATGGGAGGTTGTATTTTTCGCCGTTTTTGCTTGTGATTGACAAAGCTTCCGGCATCTCTCCTTGCCCAATAATCTTCGGAAATTCCGGAGTGTTCAAAACGTAGTAGCTTCCTATGTCAGCCATATATCACCTTGTAAAATTTGAATGCAAAGATTAATAATAAAACTACTATTACTCCAGATAAGTAATATTCAATCGTCTCAAACCATCCTTTTTTATGTGTTACACTTACTGTTGTGTCCATTAATAAAGAATCAATCTTGTAACTTGGGATGTCAATTGTAAAAGTTTTTTGTTTCGGTAAAAACGAAACCTTAACCTTCACTTTATCCCCTTTCGCAGTTATTATTTCCTTAACGCCTTCAAATTTTGCACTATCAGGAAGAAGTTCAAAAACATCTTCCAACGTATCTAATTGCACAGGGGAAATATTAATATAACTTGCTGATATAGAGTCTTTAATTTCCGGAACAGTTACCTGAACAACACGGGGCTTAATAATTGTTTCAGGCGTACTACAACCAACAAAAATAATTAGCAATAATAATAGCTTTCTCATACAATTATTCCCTTAGCTGCTTTTTGTTCACGCCCCCACAAAATACAGGAATCAACATAAGCACGATATGCAACATAAGCAGGGTCGTTCTTGTCCTGGATTCCCTTATTGATAAGCTTAGCCTCTTCATCTGCGTTGGGTATTAATGCGTGAATCTTCCCTCTAACAATATCATCAATCCCCTTAGCAATTGCAGAATTAATTGCAATATCGGCAAATTCAGAATATTGAATTTCTTCCACCTCACATTCCGGAGCTTGCAATGCAATAACATCTTCAGGCGAATATTCGGTTTGTACGCCGACATATTCGTACCCATTGAGTTCACCGTAAGAATACACAACCATTGCTTCGTTTCCTTGAAAACGCTTCGTGGTATACTCTTGATGAACAATTTTTGATTTAAAGTAAAACATAATTAACCTCGTTGTTTTTTAGCCAATGATTAATATCCGGTATTAATGCAGGGCATTTATTGGCAATTATATCAGCTACATATTTTATTGAACAAGTGTATTTAGCATGAGCCAAATAAGAGTTTGCAATATCCCACCGGTGAAACTTTTTTATCTTTCTTCCAACTGTGAACAGAGTGGATTTTCTAATTATCCTTTTGTTAGCCCAAGTTTTGAACCCAACAAAATCAACTCCTTTTCCAACCAATCCTATATGAGACTTACTATTAAGATTTAATTTAATTTCATTAATTTTTGTTTTAATTAAATCCCATATTGATTTTAGCGAATTAATAGATTGACCAAGAATAATCATATCGTCCATATAACGAACATAAAATTTGCACTTGAGCTGTCTTTTGATAAAATGGTCTAAGTTATTTAATGCTAAATTAGCCATTAATTGAGAAGTAACGTTTCCCAAAGGCAAACCTTTATCCCCACCAAAAAATAAAGCAAGAGTATTAATTGTTTTTTCATCTTTGATTATTCTTCGCAATTCCTTGAGTAATGAATCATGGTCTATTGAATAGAAAAACTTTTCAATATCAAGTTTGAGATAATACTTGTTGTTAGAATCTTTCAAATATTTGGTTAGTGCATTATTTGCACTAAGCACGCCTTTGTTTTTCCTACATGCAAAAGTTGAAAAAATTAACCGTTTATCAATTATAGGCTCTATAACATTCATTATTGCATGGTGAACAATTCTATCTTCAAAAGCAGGAGCTTGTATTTTTCTTAACTTAGGAATATAAATATTAAATACACGCAACGGTTTAGGTCGGTAGGTGCCATTAATTAAACTTTCTAAAAGTAGACTAAGATTTGAAACGAGATTCATTTCATACTTAACCACTTCGTTAAAGTAGCTTTTCCCTTTCTTGACTTGGAAAAAAGCTTCCAAAAGCGAATCAAAATTACACCATTTCTCTGTTAAGTTTCCTATTCTCTTCATTAGAATTTCAATTTTTACTTTAATAATTAGAGTATTGCTATTTTCCCATTAGGGAAGGGAAATACTCCCTTTAATTAATTTCAATAATCCCCTTGAGGATTTATTTCTGAACAGTTTCTAAAGTCTGGACTCGAAAACAACATTCGTATTACTGTTGCTTCCATTGTTATTCAAATTCCGATTCCTTGCACCGGCATTCGTATTGTTATTCCAATTACCGCCACCGAGCACGCACAAGGCTCAACATTATTCAGTATTCCCCTTGTCAAGTAATTCAGTTTTTATCCAATATCCAATCAACCTACCGACCTCATCCGTTTTTTCCATTGAAACCTTTAGTTTCTTTGAATCTATATATCTGGACTCGTATGCGAGATAAATAAATTGTCTTAATACTTCATGTTCAATATTTAACTCGCTAAAAGTCGTTTTCTTGTACAATTTTTTATTTATTGTTATTGCCAATCGAAGAATCAGATTCATTGAGTTTCTTATATCAAGAGCCAAAGAATATTTTTCTTCTTTTGGAAATTGCCGGAGCATGATTTTATTGTATTTTATCATGTCCCTTATTTTCTTCAATATCAATACATTTTCAGTTTTTTCTGTTCCGCTCATTATCATTCGCTACACAAAAATTATTCAATTAGGCTGGACTCGAAAACAACATACGTATTACTGTGGCTTCCAAAGTGATACAAAGTCCGACTCCTTGCACCGGCAGACGTATTGTAAGTCCAATAACCGCCACCGAGCACGCACAATAAATGTCTGTAATATTGATAGTATAGGTCATTACCCATGCTTGTTGTTCCCGATGTAGAAAAGCCACCAGCCATAGGTAACCCGCAAGCAGAGACCTTATAATCGTTAGTGGTTCTATCAACACTTCCAGAAAATACTTGGTTCGTTCCATTGCCAAAATACTGGCTACATGAGCCATCCACAAAATTAGGAGTAATCACATCACAGTTTGCCTGTATCCAAGTCGTATCAAAATGTTGGGCTGATGTTACAGTTGTGACATCAACACTTTCCTTATACATATAGAAAGTACCATAATACGAAGTTATTCCACTTGTATATACAACGGTGCGAGCTGAAGTGTTAATATATACACCGTCTTTTTTAAGCTTGAAAGTTGTGGTTGTAACAACTTCAACCGTGTACATGTTAGCTGATAACTGTGTACTCCATTCGGCTGGAGTTGCAGTGCCATCAAGTAATATTCTTTGTCCTGTTGTATAATTATGAGCTGAACCTGTTGTAAATACAGCTTCTGTGGCAATGGTAATTCCTGAAATAGCAATGCTTGTACCAATACAGGTAAGACCAAACAAAGTCTTCCATTGATTGCCATTAATATCAGCTATACCATTAGCACAACCATTATGAGTTGTTTTAGCAAACGGGGTTCCTGAACCGTTTTGAGCTGCTTCAAGTCTTCCGTTCCAATACCCATCAGTTGGGTTGGTATAAGTTACAGAAACATCATTATAATCACCAAGAACGCCTGATTTATTGTTCCCCTTTGGGCAAGGAGGAGCAACATCAAGATAAGCACAATTAGCAACAGTTGCAGCTTGAGCTTGTGCAAGGCTAACAAGGGAAAGATAAGACTGTTGAAATATGGTTGTAGCATGTACTCCAGTTCCCATTGATTTAGCTGCTTCTATACCACCGCCATAAGTATCTGCTGGGGATTGAGAATTGCTCTTGAAATTGCTGTAACTTCCTGGATAGGTTGGGTTACCTGCCGTTCTCTTGGTTGTTGAACTTGAGCTTACAGGATTGCCATTTTTCTTAGGACAAGCCATTCCTGCTGTGCCATCAACATAACCAACAAGGGAAGGAGCATATTTTGCCTTGAAAAAACCATCAATTATTTTACCACCATTAATGAATGCTCTATGGACAAAGAACCCAGCAGCGTTGGCATCCGCTTCGGTTTTATAAGCGTAATAAGGGACAATTTCGACTTTAGTCCCATTGTATGGCGAGGCTGTATTATTAGTAATTCTAATCCAGGTTCTTGGATTCCACACCCACTCACCGCCATATATATCAATATAGTTACCACGTTGAGGTGAATATTTATTCCAAGTTCCTTCCATTTCCATTAGCCAACTTGGTTTTTTCTTAGGGTCACATGGAGAAACTCCAAATCCGTATTCGCCTTGAACGCCACAATCATTAGCACGTCCCATAATTAAATCTTTAACCTGTTGCAACGTCATTCTTCCTGTCTCTGTGCTGTTTTCAGCAAGGATAACGTTTGATAGGTCAGGAGCGATATTATTTAGGTTGGAATCATTTATTCCATAGATGTCCATAGCTACCTCTTAAGATTAAATAGTTTTCCGGATTTTGTGAAAACCTTCTTTCCGGATTTTGTGAAAAAAACTTTGAACTTATCAACCACGTAATTATACGTGTTGAATATTTTCACCCCAAAACTAAACATTAGATTACTCCAACCATTTCTGCATTTGTCCCTGTTACGTATACTTGCACAACACGAAAGGGTAATAATTGTGCTTCGTGTACCGGAATTGTTATTGGTTCAGTATCGTCAACCAATTTAATTTTTGCGTAGCCACTTCCAGTAACATATATGCCTCGAAGAACATGAGTAATTACTTCCGTATCACTCTTAACAATAGGCACGAATTGAGATATTGGATTCTGCAATTCGTCACTAATATTTTTCCCATTGAGCTTAAACTTATCCATTATTCCCATTTAGAACCTCTACAAATTTATGAAAATCGAACGCCGGCGAAACATCAGATTTATCCGGACGTAAATTATGATGGGATACAATCCCCTTATAGCTGAAATTAGACTTATCATATTCCATAGTCTGCATAACATTCATGGGGATATTAAAGTCCTTGCATAATTGCCGGCATAATTCTGCTGTTGCAATTATTTGTGCTTCGTTATATTCAGCGAAGAAATATGATCCCCGCCAAAGCTTCGAGTGCTTATATACTTTGCCATAGAACTTCCCAAAAGTCCAATTGTACTGAACATCTTTTCCGACTGATTCTCTTGTAAGAATCCCTTCGTTAATTATTTCAATCCCAATTGATTGACGATTGTGCTGGCTTGTTGAGCCTTTCCCAATATGATAAGCCCAATGTTTTGGGTTGAACAAACAAAGGACATTCCCGAGCTTATCTATTGTATATGCTACTGCAATACGACCTTCCTGCTTCTCGAACCAATCACGTACAGAATCAGCCGTTCCTGAAGAAACAGTATGGTGAAGAACAATTTGTAACTTTTTGCTTTCTTCCGGAATATATTCTTTAGGGGAAAGATATTTATCTATAATCTTCATTATCGCCTCCCTTATTGCGTGGTGCGTAACCAACAGCACCACAGCCGGTTGTAATAATTATTGTTGCAACTTCCCATTGATTGGCACGGAAGCCAACAATTAAGCCTGCAACAATTAATATTACACCTAACAATGTGCTTTTGTGCATTAATCGTTTTTTCATTTCTTACCCTTATTTTTGATTAAGTAGTAAGTTTTGAACAATGTGTATATAATCCCTGCAATCGAGGCTACTATCTTAAGATAATCAAGAAGGGCAGATATTTCGCTTGCGGTTGTTGGGATTTCCAACATAACAAAAGGAATCGAAGAAGCTGTAATTGGCTTAGCATATTCCTTAATTTCTTTGGTTACATTTTTCATACACATGTTTTATTTCCTTAATTAGCAGGGGCTTTCGCCCCTATGAATTATTGTAATACAATACCTTTTAATTGTGCAACTGCCTTTGGATTTAGCAATCCTAAGTCAGCATCAAGTTCAACAACGTGAGTATAGTGATTTCCAACAAGTCCTAAGTCATCAACTACCACACCTGTACTTGTTGCAAGGGTTAAATCTTTCTCTTCACCAAATCTAACAGCAGAAATAGTTGAAGCGTTAGAATATTCCCCAATTGTTTCGTTAGCTGGAATAATTAAATTACCTGCTGCATTATAACCACCGGCTTCCAATGGAATGCCTGCAAATGTTGGGATTAAAGTTCCAAAATCATCTTTTTGCCAAATTAAATATTCTGCGGCAATTGATGTTAAGCGTGATAATACATCCTCATTCATGTATATCACATCAGGTTTGCCATCCAATTTAGCAATCAAGTTTCTTATTTTTTCAATCAATACCTGTTGTGCTGTTTTAGCTGCATCGCTATTACCTAATGGTATCACTAAGCCTTCATCAGAACCATAGATTATTTGCGAACCTGGAATTACTGAATTTAGACCGTTGAAAGATTTGTTATTTAAGTTTACGTTACCGTTGAAAAACTCATGTTGAAAGTTTTTACCTAAGTTTTCGCAAAAGTTGTCTAACTGGCGTAGTCTTTCTGATGGTATATCTTTTCCACGTCTTTCATGGGCTTTATCAACCATCACCTTATCACCAAAGATTTTAAGGTTAACACTACCGAATTGAGGGTTCACCGTGTTATCTGCGTAATTATCGTTAAGGGCACGGAACTGTCCACCAGTAGCGGTTGGATTTTTTCTCGGCATATCCGAGTTACCGGTAATACCGTAAAAGTGGGCATATTTTAGTATGCTTGCTTTTGCGGTTAACAAGGCAACACAGTTTTGTGTCAATGTATCACGACTCGATATTTCGTACAGACGCATAATATCTCCTAATTAATTTTTCTTAGTAGCTGCAACAGTTGAGTTTTTAATCTCCTCATATAATGCAGCTCTATTATATACAGGAGGTTTCGTAGCTTGAACTTGTGAGGTGTCCGGCTGTGAAACTTTGTTAGGGATGGCAGAGTTTTTAGCTATGCTGTCCAATGTTGTTTTGGTTTTGGCAAAATCAGTTTTTGCTGAATTGATGTAAACATCTTTCTGAGCAGGTAAAATCTTGCCATCACTAATTGCACCGTTAACCAACGCTTCAATTGCACCTTCGGAGTTTTGTTTTTCTAATGCACTAATTCTGTCTTCCAACGTTTTGTTTTCCGATTTCTGTGCTTCAGTTTGGCTGGTTGCGGAATTAATTTTTGCCGTCAAGGCAGTCATTATATCATCAACAGAAGCGTCAGTAGCAAGCCCATTATTTACTCTCAGCGAGTTCAGCTTTGCTTCTACTTCGGCTTCTGTTGCTGATTCAGAAAGTCCCAAAAATTTCAAAATCTTAGGATTCATATTATCCTCATTATTATTATTGTTGTTTTGTGAATTACCAATGTGATTGATTTCCTTGTCCATATAGGGCTTGTTTACCAATCCTATACTATGCAAAATCGCTCCAATATCCTGACCTGATTTGTTTAGGCTTTTTATGCTGTATGCAGGGGAAAAATATCTAAATTCCTTATTCTTAATCATTTCGAGAGCTGGAGGATTGAACTCCGGATAATCAATATATAATCCGTCCTCTCGAGCTTCAGCTGAATTTCTATCAGACCATCCAGCTGCTTTAGCTGAAGAGCTCCTTATAGATTCATGCCCATAATCGAAAAGAATATCAGTTCCGGAGTTCTTAATGTTGTTTGCCATCTCTTGAATGTTCTGCGGTGTTATTTCATGTGCACCATCATGGTGAGCAGGGAAATATCCAACCGGAACAATCTTAATTTTTTCTTTAGCTTCCGGAATTTCCACAGTACTATTATAGTATTGGGGTTTTGCACCGCTTTTGTTCGTGAATATTTTTCTAAAGAAACTTAAAAGTTTCATAACTCCTCTTAATAATTAGTAATTAATATTTCCGTTCTTCTATTAGCGAGGTTTTGTCTTTCCCCAATTGTAATTACATTCAAATTGTATTCTTTTGCTATTTCTATTACTTGAGGTGTATCGAATTCGGAAACTGCAAATTTAATCTTGCTATCTATCAGCATTATAATAAGCTCTCTAAAATCATTAATGCCATATTTCGGAGTGTGATATTTGTTGCTGGTACCAACGTATGGAGGGTCTGCATAAATAAACGCTCTGTCATAATCACGCTTGGAACGGAAAGAAATCTTATTCAGCACCTTCCTAAAATCACAACTTGAAAATTGTGCTGATTGTATTTTTTCGGCTGATTCCCCAAGTGAAGAATTGAAGTCCGCCATTTTCTCAATTAATAATTTCTTAGCGTTCGTGTAACCCATTTTCATGGTGTCCATAGCTCCAAGCAATGAGAAATTAGAAAGATATAATAATCTTAGTGCATTATAGATTGGAGTGTACTCAAGCTTATCCTGCTTCATATCTCGGAAAATTTCTTGATGATATGGAGTGTTTTTAATTTCTTCAAGTAACTCTTCTCTTGTTGCTTTGTTTCGCATAATTGTCCACAAGCTGTATACAAGATTATCAAGGTCATTAAGAACATTGTATTTTGCAAGTGGCTTCTCAAAAAAGATTGAGCCGGTTCCGAAAAACAATTCTATATACATATCATGTTCCGGAAAGTGAGCAATTATTTGTGAAGCAATTCTCTTCTTGCTTCCTTGTCGTGTCAGTATGTTCATTAGTTCATTCCTTTTCTGGTTAAAAATCATGTGTGAAAAATATAGACTAATCAAGCGAAAAAAAAGCAAATCACGTCCAATAATAATAATGGACAAGAATCGTATAAGTTTTTTGTATTTACTCGTTATTTTTCGGTTGTAATTAATTAATGAGGAAAAAATGCAAGGTTACAAGTCAAAAGTAATTAACACAGCTAAGAAAATGTACGTACAAGACGGATTGAGTGCGTTGGAAATTGCTAAACATTTCCATAACAAACCAACCGCACAAACTATACTCAACTGGGTTAAGAAAGAAGAATGGGATTCTTTACGTTCTCAACATAGGAATGATGATTACGAAAGATTAAGCCCTAAGAATCTTGCCAAGAAGATATTGGAAAAAATTGGTACCATTGCTAATATGCCACCTGAACAGTTCACTCCTATTCACGCAGATGCACTCGCAAAATTGCAGTCGGCACTTGCCAAAGTAACTGATAGACGGTACCAGCTCCCTGTAATGTATCAACTTCTTACTGACTTAGTTACTTACATTAATGATAATTTTCCTGAACTCAATACACCCGATTTTGTAAGGGCAATTAGAGAGTTCAAGGAATGGCTCAAAAAAGACATTGAGAGCACGCTGTAATAGCGTTCAATTTGCGTTCAATTTGCCTTGTGTGCCCTCGTAAACCAAAATAGGTATATTTATGCTCCTTAGAAATATTAACGCCCAAGAAAAGGAATTTGAGAAGTTTCTTGAATCTCAAACATTCCGTACGAACAACAAAGATTTAACGCCGGAGCTTCGCAAAGAAAGGCGTGCGAAAGCAGATGGGGACGATTTAGAATTTGCTAAATTATATTTCCCCAAAATATTCAATGAGCCTTTCAATGATTTGCACCGGCATGTTGCGAAATTGCATTCCGGAAGATACACCGTCTCCGGTGGACGTAGATTTGGGAAATCCGCTTTTTCCTACATTGTGAAAATAATTAAGTCCCTTGCACTTGGTATAGGCGGTATTGTTAATCTTAATCTGCGTACGCTCGAGCTTGCTAAAGAAAGAAGTAGTTCGTTAATGCGAATTATACAACGGAATAAGCTTCTTATGTATGATTATGAAATTAAGTTCGAGCAGGATAAGAAAGGTTTTTATATTGTTAACGGTACTTATTTTATTGCCGGCAGTTTTGAAACCGGTCTCCGTTCTATTATTGATGACGACTTCAAGCGAATTCGTGTATCAATTAACGATGACTTATATAATAAGTCCTCAGTCAAGTCTGAATCGGATAATAAGAAAGTTGTTGACTTCATCCAGTCCGAAGTATATGGTATGCTTGAGCCTGATGGGCTTGCAATTACATTAGGAAACAGCATAAGCGAAACATGCCCAATTGTCCAGCTTAAGGAAGATAACCCTGAAGCACATTATTCATTACCGGTTGTTGATGAGAACGGGCATAGTAATTGGCAAGGGCATTCACTATATAATGATGATTATTTCAGGGAGCTTGAAAGCAGAACCACGCTTGATGTATGGCTCGGCGAATATATGGACAAGCCTTGTATTCAGGGAGAGATATTCGACCCCAACTGGATAAGAACCATCAATATTAATACTGTTAATATTGTAAGCTCGCTAACAGCAATAGACCCAAGTTTTGGAAAATCTCCGGAAGCTTGTTACAAGGGTATTATTACACTTGGCTTGACAGATAAGAATCAGACCGTTGTTCTTGATGTATATCTTAGAAAAGAAAATTATTTCCAAGTATTCGATTACGTCGATGCTCTAAGATTTAGAATGCCTTTCTGGAAAGTATTATTATTTGAGAATGATTTCAGTCAGTTCTCAATTGCCGAACCATATTATGAGCAATGGAAAGACGAAAGAAACAAGGTTCTTCCAATTGCGGTATTTTCATCTAAAACTCTTGTGACTGAAAAATATGGAGCCGATAAGGTAAGTCGAATCATGAATCTTATTTATCCCCATCAAAGCGGTACCCTTGTTTACAATGATAATATCATCAAGACTAATGATTTTAAGCTCTACAAACAACAATATATAAGTTTTGGGGCTTCCAAAGAAAAGCTTGACGGATTAGATGCTTGTGCTTCTGCATTCATCATGCTGAAGCGTTATATAGCTGGGGGAACTTTCAAGCCCCTTAAGAAAAAGAAGATGAAAAAGAATTCATTCCTTAACGATTAGAGGTTATTATGCCAATTACAGTCAATAAAAAAATAGGCAATACAAAAGTTACATTCACGCCGGATTATTACAGGAAAGCCCTCAAGCAGTATGAAGATGGAGATATGCGAGGCTTAATTAGAATGATTGAGAAGTCGGAAGTTGATGATATGATTTCCGGTTGCTTAACAGGCAGAAGAGCCGGCTTTTCCCGTGATTGGAGGCTCACAGAGGCTTCGGAAAGCCCAAAGGATATTCAGATTAAGGAGTTCGTCGAAAGCGTTCTTATGGGGCTTAATCTTGATGATTTGTTTGAAAACATTTTTGAGGCGAAAAAGAAAATTTATTCCGTTATTGGTTTGACTTGGGAAATAATTGATGGTAAACAAGTAATTACTAAGGCGGAATTTCTTGCACAGAAATATTTCAGATACGACCCTAAGGATAATATTCTTAAGATTGATTGGGTTAACCGCTTAGAAGAAATTGAAAAAGATTCTGCGTTGGTTTGCGAGTTCAAGAAGAACCCAATATTATTAGCCCCCCTCCGTGATTATATTCTTAAGGAGTTTGGGCTTGAATCATGGGCAGGGTTCATTGAAACATTTGGGGAGGCTTTTGTGATTGGAAAGTACCCTGCCGGTTCAGGTGACGAATTCAAAAACGAACTTACCACATCAATTGACAATATAGCTTCGTCCACAAGGGGAATCATGCCCGACACAAGCAATATTGAAATTATTGAATCCAAGCGTAATACAGGTGACCACGAAAAGTTTGTAGCTCGTTGCGATAAGGGTATTTCTATTGCAATACTTGGGCATGCTAAGGCTGTTGATGGTCAGCAGTCAGGTATTCAGGTTGGTGACAATAGCGAAGCCTTCAGGGTTAGGCGAGACCTTGCTGTTAGCGATATTAAGTACATCGAGCAGGCAATGTTCAGCCTCGTTAAAATGCTTGTTGATAGAAACTTTTCCACAAAAAAATATCCGGCATTCAGTATCGATAAGAGCGAACCCATTAATGTAACTGAACGCCTTAAGGTGCTTGATTCTGCCTACGACAAGGGAATGAAGATTCACCCCGCTGAATATGGCAAGCTTGGAATATATGTATATGAGGATCAAGAACCGCTTGTCAATCCTCTATTACTTGGTTCAGGAAGCAACTAATGGAAACGCTTGGAAAAATGTGGAATGCGGTCAAGCTTTCTCAGCTCGCTAACGACTTAGGTCTTGGAGCCATCAAGCTAATTCAACAGCGGACAAGAGAAGGGATTGATGTTGACGGGAACCAATTCAAACCCTATTCCACAGGCTATAAGAGATTAAGAGAGAAAGCCGGCTTAGGTACTGATATTGTCAATCTTAAGTATTCCAAGTATTTCGGTATGTTGCACAATATTAATCACATTGTTGCTCAAGACCTTTCTTCCGTTTCTGTGTTGATTGATGATACGGATAAGGCTTTAATCGCTAAGTATCACAATGTAATGGGTGCAGGTAAGGGAAAAGTAATTAGAAAGTTCTGGGGCTTAAGTCCGGAAGAAGAAAAACAACTAACCGAGCTTACAGAACTCGAAATTCAAAACGTTCTAAAATCATTATGAGGCTTATATGGCATTAATAGAAATAGCATATGTTAAGGATAATTTTCCACAATGGGGAGACTATTGTACAGGCGAGACTGGAGAGCCTGACCAAACAATACTCCAAAAAGAAATAGATTTAAGCATTGTTAAGTTTTCTGAATATCTTAATATTGCCGAAGCTGATATTTCAGAAGCTTTGAAATTGCACCTGCTTAATATTGTTAGGAAACGATGTTGGCAGAGAAGACAAGGGGATACCGAATATCAACATCCGCCACAGATTGTACAGGATTACAACGACACAATCAAAACACTTGCCGGAATAAAAGAGGGGAAAATATCATTATCACCGGCTACAACTACAACCCCCAAAGACACGGTTGTAATAACAGCCAAAGAAAAACGTTACAGTAACAGTTTATGGTTTAATGAGGATTGGAAATAATGGACACAATACAAAACGCATTAATTAACCACTTGGAAGAATCCGGATTGTTCAAAACCGTAAAACCTTATGCAGGTGAATTCAAAGAAGCATCTAAGGTTCCAACTATTATACCCGCTGCACTTGTTGTATGTACTTCTGCTGCAATTGAGCAGAATAAAATGAGAGCCGGTTTTGATGTTCTTGTTGTAAGTGAAAACAAGGCATTCGACCGTGCCAAATCTCTTACCAGTAATTTGAAGCTGGCTGGGGATTGTCTCCGCTATTGCAACGATAGACTTTTCTTTAATTACAACGGGGAACAGTTTATTTATAATAGGGATGTGTACCAAACTCAGGAATCAGACCACCCGTTCACTGTAAGCCTTGTGATGCAGGATAATCGCTTTACCATTCACGCAATCCATTTATCAATTCTTAAGATAAATTAAAATAAGAAAGGCAGCAAACGCTGCCTTTTATTTTTTGAACGGATTTGGCTCCCAGTCGTGTTGGCACCGCCAACCGCCTGCATTAATTGAGACCGGCTTTGGTTGTCCGGCTCCGTTATCAAGGTTTTTAATTTCTTCATAAGTATAATACCCAATACTCAAACATTCCCTGCAAAAGGTACGGGTATTATCTGATAAGTCACCAACGTAATCAGCCCCCTTAACTCCGCCTAACATAGCTTTTTCATATTTCATGGCTCGCCCGTAGCCCATTAATTGAGTGTTAGCAAGTGCTTCGGCATAAGTAGCAACACGCCCGCCAACCTTAATTAATTGTTTTTCAATATCCTTAACTTTAAGTTTATTTTCTAACCCATCACGCATTATTTCTGTTATGCGTTTGATTTCTCTTTTTTCATATGTGCCAATATTATTGGCATTCACACGTTCAATTGCCTTAATATTACTCATGTCACGAGTAATATCTTTTCCAATGTCCTGGTACAAATCATTGGCTACTTTAATTATCTTATTATAATCTTTTTTTACTTCAGAAAAATATTGAGTCAGTAGAGGATTGGCTATCTTAATTACTTCTTTCTTGACTTCGCTTGGCTCTACATGCTTGTATAAGTCGAATATTTTCTCTGTAAGAACCATCTTCAATTCTTCCGGAGATAGCTTGGAAATCAGTTCTTGGATATATTCAGAAAAAGTATTATATCGCTTAACATCTATCATTACAATCCTCCTCAAATAAACTTATGTGTTCAGGCGGATTAATTTCACGTTCAAACTTTTCTGTTGTCACAAATTTATACCCACACTGCACGCAGATATACCGGCGTTGGTTGAACTTGTCAAACTTTTCCGTTCTAACGTTTTTTACCGGAAGAGGGAACCCTTCCGATGGTATAAATCCTTTTGATTTACAGTGTGGGCATATCATTAATTACATCGCCTTTTTTATTGTTAGTTTTGCAATAGCTTCCGCCGCCGCATCGCTTAACTTATGGTTGTTAGTATTGATAGCATCGAACGCAGTTGTTGTGCTTACATTCATCTCTTTAGCAATTTTTCTAATACTCACCGCATTCTTGTTCGCTTCGTATAACTCTTTAGGAGTTGGTTGTACAACTTCGGAATCCAATATTTTTCTTCCGGCTTTTCTTGCTTCTTTCATTTTGTTCTCAATATAAAAATCTATATTGAGAGGGGTCTTACACAATCCGGATATTCTTTCTTTTGCTTCGGGAGTAATTGCATGTCCATAGATATAACTAATATAATTATTACGCTCTTCTATCGTCATCCAACCATTGGCTTCGTTAAGTTCCATTATTTGACTTCGCCAGTAAGCTTCTTTCCTGCTTTCCAACTTAGCTTGAAGTTCTTCATGTCCAATCAGAACCACGCTGAACAATGGGCTTTTCCCGCCAAAATCAGCCTCTCTAAGCTCTTTTAGTTGGCGGAGGGTATTAGCATGTATCCTGTGAGCTTCTTCAATCACTATGCACACCTGTCTGCCTTGTGCAACGTAATATTTTCCTACTAATCGGATGAATTGACGACTGCGAGCTTCCAAATCACGCTTTGGATTTTCATCCGAAATATCATATATTAAGGCGTTAATTATGGAACTTATCGTAACGTGTTCCTTGTAATAATTTCTTACATACACAAATGTTACTTCAGGAAGGGTGCTTACAGCAGAAGAAAACAATATACTTTTTCCACTTCCTACAGCACCGGAAATAGTAAGTAATTGATTATTCTTAACAGCATACACAATATCTTTCCTGTAAGAGTCCATTATATTAGACCAATACATGGGCTGTTCCGTCAGCCCAAAGTATTGTAATAATCTTCGCTCAATTAGTTTTCTCATCTTTAGCCTCCGCTATCTCTTTTTGAATTGCGTTAATTATTTCATCTCCTGTAACTATATGTTTCCTAACTGCCAAACCAGTTATATAATCATCAGCATGAATAATACCCTTAATAATATCCGCTTTGCTTTTTGCCTTGCCACTATCATCGAAAACATAAGGATATAAGCTGCTATTCTTAGTAACAATAACCGTTGTGTGAATCTTGTTTTTACTCATTATCATCTCCTTCCACTATTTCATCATACACGATTATGGCAAAAGTATGAGCCTTGACAGCTCCAAGATAGGCTTCTTTCAAATTCATCTTCGTGTGTTCAGACAAAACTCTTTTCTCATCAAGGTTAATTATTAATTCCATTAATTCATTTGCCTTGTTTGTAATTTTATCAAGGTCTTTACATATAGCATGTTGCATTAATGGATCCATTATTCCACCTCCACGCTTGCAAAGTTGAGGTTAATATATTCATACTCACCCTTAGCATTTTTCTTGCTTATTCGAGCGTATGATTTAGAACCTTCTCGGTCTTGTGCTTTCTCTAACAGCTCGCAAGCCTGCTGAAATTGAGGGTCGTCAATTCTATGCTTGTAGGCAAGAAGACCCAACACCTTGCGTGTATCAACTCTCCCACGTGTTGTTTGGAATGCATCCATTACAATATTCTTAATCACTTGTGCACTTGCAGAAATTTTGCTATTCAGGAATTCATCTAATATTTTTTTCGCTGCAACAAGGTCTTCGTCAGCAAAAACAATACGCTCCTGGATTGATATTTCAATTCTAACATTTTTATCGAAAGATGAAAGGGTAAAGTTACCTTTGCGTTCAGAAAGGTCAATGTTTTCTTCTATTGCTTTCATATCGAGCACGTTTTTGGATAAGTCAAAAACTTTGCTTTTGAACTTTTTTAGTTGTTCGCTAAGCTTTTCAGCCTCTGCGGATAATTGTTCAATTACCTTTTCTCTCTTTTTTTCGTAAGCTGTTACTCTGTTAGCAGGAACTTCTAATCCGCTTGCTGTAATCCATTTTTTATTTTTCATTTTTACTCCAACTTTTTTGTTTTATTTTCATCAAGAATTAATTTCTCTAATTTATCTAACTTAAGTTTTATCTGGCTTAAATGATATTCGTGCCCTTTAAAACCAGCCGACATATTTTCAGTACTCGTTTTTATCCCTTCCGGCGAAGAAATAATTGCTTGTTTTTTCAAGTCTTTCATTATAATCTCCTAAAATTTCATTGTAATTATTTGTCTTTTTACTTCCTGAAACTCCACACGTGCAATATATACTTCTTTCTGAACGTCCATTGCTATATAATCACCAGCCTTAATAAAGGTTGGTCTGCTTTGGTTGTTTTTTTCGTTAATTGCAAATGCTTTCGATTTCATATCTGCTGTTCCCAAAATTTCAATACATTCCGCAAGCTCTTTTGGAACAAAACTTCCATAGCCGGAAAACTTAACACACAAATGGAATTTTTCCATAAGGCATTCCTTAATTGCATTGTGTATTGTTGAGCTTGTTGAAGCAACCAAAACTTTTCCGTTTCTATTGGTGCATTGATACTGTTTGAAACCCAGTCTTTTAATTTCTAATTCTTTCATTTTTATTTCCTTACGAAATTTGTTTTTAGCATGTAATTAATAATTGATTTATGGAACCTTTTTGCCAGCTTGGCTATTTGCACCTGATTGTTTACAAGCATAGAACCTTTGATTCTAATCCCTTTATCATTTTTTACAAGCCAATAAATATTAAAATCTAAATTGGCTTTAAGCTCAGCTAAATATTTGCGATTTTGCGAATAAAATATTACACCAACATCTTCACCATTGCCCAATCCAATTGCTCGGTTAATGGATTGTATTTCCGTATTCGGATAAGAAACAAGCACCATCTCAATCATTTTCTCACTCATTTTGCTGGCTACTAATTCAGCTTCGTACTGCTCTTGGTCTTTGAAAAATGTATTGCTCATTATCACCCCATCATACTTCTATATTTAATTGTGTGGAGAACGCTGTCTATTTGCTTTTTCGATAATTCTTTTTCTAACATATCATCGAATATGTAAGCATAAGTTTCGTACGTCTCTCCGTTAATTAATTGCGAACCGATATATTTTTGAGCCTCATATTTTGAGGGGAATATATCTTGTTCTGCCTGCAAAAATACTGATTCAGGTTTTACTTTTTTCTCACGCACAGGCATGTATTTTACTTTGCTTTTTTCAGCTTCCTGCTTAACTTCCGTTTGAACGTTTTCCCTGTAAGTATTATGCGGACGGTGTGTATAGTCATCAATTTCAACATATCCTTTTGTTGGGTTTAATACGAAAGGTTTTTGCCCTTTCGGATTGTTTATTAATTCTCCAACTACTTCATTTTCCAAGTTTTTATATACTCGTATTTCTTCACCTACAAGTATATAATCCGGTGCTTGGTATTTATCACCTTCAAGAGAAATTGTTTTATCTCCGCTAACAATCCTCGTTACAACTTTGAACAAGTATTTTTTAAGGTCTTCGGTCATTAATCTTTGCTCACGCATTGCAACCGAAGTCATATATACGTGTCCACGTGTTTGACTTTTAACTGGATGATTCATTTCTAATGTGTCAATCTGAAAGGCGTGTAATAGCTCGTTATATTCGCTTAGCGATATTGTTCCACCAACACCTAACTTAAGTACCAGCTTAAGCTCAAAACGTCTCCACAGTAGCTTCCAAGAGGATTCACGTTTCTGTATACCACGCTTTTTGTTAGGCGTTGCAAATTCCGGTTTAATATCAAGCTTTTCTAAGAATTCTTTCACGTCCTTGCTTTTCCCAAACGAACCATTATCCATTTTTAATCGGTCGGGGAGATAGCGTAATGGGTGTTCATCATATTCCCTGCCGTAAGCAAAATTCAAGAAATCAATACCCAAGTGCACACTTTCACCGCTTGCTGCATAAGCCTTAGCGAGGGTCAAGCGTGAATAAGAATCCGTAATACCGGCAATCCAAGTTCTTAATTTGAATTCATTTTCCTTGTAATGCGTGGTATTGTGGGTATTCTTAAGAATATAATCCCCAATATTGCGGTCATATCCCTGCACCTGAAAATATTCACTTCTCGAAAAGTCGAGCTGGTGTTGCTGATTAGCATAGCCAGCCTCAACTCGTACATAGGGTTGTATATGGCGATACCCCTTTTCTCTTAATCTTCTGTTCACAGTTGTTACTGTCAAGGAGTCCGCACCTTCAACTCCTTGACTCTGCAAATGCTGTATTACCAAGTCCGTAGCAATTTCTCTTTCTTTCTTTCCTGTTCCCCTAAGTGATTCCTTAATCTTAGCAACTTCATGTATTAAGGAATCATCAATCTTCTTTTCACGCTTAACACGTTTGGTGGTTCCAAATTCTTTCTCCACCTCACGCATTATGGTTGCATAAGATACCCCATATCTTTCTGCAATTTGAAGACCGGTTTTTTTCTTACAACCGTAGGGAGCAGCGTCCAATTCAGCCTTGACTTGTGCAATATCAGTCTTTAGCATTTCTTGTAGTCTCTCAATTGATTATTAGATAAGGAATTAATATAAGTGTATACTTCCTGCACAACACCGCCAATCTTTCCTGCAAGCGTTCTCTGCATTCCAACTATTACATTACTTGCTTCTGTGTTGGTCAACATTTGAACACCGGTATTTTTTCCGGTCTGACGTTTCAGGAAGCTGAATGTGCTGTAATCATTCCACTCTAATAATTTTTCTAATATTAATATTCTTTCTGCCTGCATTTGTGTTAAGTTTTTTTCCTGTCCACGTTTCCCTTTTCCATAATATTTCTTTTTTGGTAGGGGAGTTGGGTTCTTCCCATTCAAGCGAGCTGAAAAATTAGAAATCATTTCGCCCGCTTCCGTAAAACTTAACTTACTCGAGCTGTCCACACCATAAGCCAATAATATTGATTGATAAGTATCATCATTAATTCCTAATTTAGCTTTTAGCGTGTGTATTGCTGCTATTTGTCTTTTGGTTACTGGGTATTCATTCGTTTGTGTATTCATCATAATTAACCAATATTGGCAATTACGTTACCGAAAACATCATTAAGCCTGTTATATACACCATCAACCTGGCGTATAAGGTCAACTAATGATTGTTGCAATACTTGTGGGTCTTCATCTGTCACACCACTTCTAACCAATGTTTCCGCAAAATCATTAAGTAACTTAGTTGCTTCCTGAACACGCTCCTGCTTATCTTCCAGTTTACTGGCAGGGGCACCGTACAACTTTTCAAGTTCAAGGGCTGTATTGATTTTTTCGCTGTCCTTTTGGAGGAGCTTCTTTTCTTCTTTAAGCTGTTTGTTTTCTTCGCTTAACAGAGCTATTTTCCCTGAAAATTGTTTTTTTACTTCAGCTATTCTTTTTGCAACATCTTTTGCCGAACTTTCTTTTAGCTCTTCTAATGTTAGCTGGTTATTATTAATTGAGGCTTTCCCAGTACTTAACAACTCGTTAATATCGTCATCTTCTAACTTAGTCAGCTCTAATAGTTTTGTTATTCCAAGCCCGTTTAGTGCAGATTCTGCACTTTCTGGATTGTCAACTTGGAGTCCAGATTCTGGACTACCTGCATTATTTTCATTAAGCAATAGGTTGTTTTGCAAATTACCACCTAAAAATCCTGAAAACTTTCTCCCAATTTTTAATAATACATATGCTTGACTACGTGAATATGGGGTCATCGTATTAATATATTCTTCAGCAGACTCACAACCCAATGCTAAGTAGTGTCGTTCATTTACTATTTTTGCAATCAAAATTGCCGAAAAATATGCTCCTTCCAATAATTTATCATGCAATTTAGAAGCAATTATTCGCTCTTTTGGTGATATTTCAATCCATTCCTGCTTATCAGCATCGAACACCGTAAGTGCTCCAGTATTTTTTATTTCCATTTCACTCATTTTATTATCCTTTAATTAATGCTTGTTTAGTTATCCCGAATCGGTCTGCTGTTTTTTCAGCCGATTCCATAGTTAAGTAATATTCCCTTAATGCTTTTTCTATTTCAGGGTCTTTCAGTTCAATTTGACGTACAAATTTTTTATTTTTTGCCGTTTCCATCTCCTTTTTGATTCTGCCAATTTGGCGTGTTGAACATTTAAGCCGTTTCGCTATTATAGTAATAGGGAAGCCGGTTCTTAACATCTGAAACACCACCTTTCTATCTATTTTCATATGGCAGACCATTAACACCTTTTGAAAAAGCTTTCACAACTTGTAGCCTTATCCAATATTCATTGGCTTCGGTTGCAACTCTCTTGTTTTCTTTTTCAAGACCAACAATTCTATTTCTCATTCTTGTAATAGTAGGGGAAACATAAGCAACGTGGAATATCCAGCCTGCTATTATCCCTATTACTGCTGCTAATGATATCATATTTACCTCTCTATCATTTCAGCAATTTTATCCAATTCGTAATTAAGGCAGTCCCTAATTTCTTGTACCATATCAGAAAGAACCTTCTTTTCCTTGAAATCGAGAACATTATCTTCGCTTACTTTTCTAACCGTGCCATTGAACAAGGTTAAAGAAGAGCCAATAATAGAGTTAATCTCCATAGCCTGGTCTTTAATTACAGAGCATTTATCCTCAGCACTTGCAATGAATTTTTCTTGTTTGAATATCTTGTAGATTTGCTTGTATAACTCATGGTCAAGGCTCTTATTAATATTCAAGATGTTATTTAATGTTTGTTTTTTCATCCCCAATTTGCCAGCCAGCCAAGTTTGGGTTTTGTCGTTATCGCTTAGTATTACTTTAATTTTATCTTGTTCAGTCATTTTGATAATCCATGTTTTGTTTATTATTTTTTATTCCATTGATTATTTTTACATGCTTTATTTACAATAATTCAAAGCATGCAATAGCTTCTTTGCTTATTTTTTGGTTGCTTTTTATTTTTCAGGCAACTTTTTTTTTAGGCGTTTTTATGTTATATTCTTGTGTGATTTCCTCCACTATTTGTTGGATGGTTTCATTAATTAGTTGTAAAGATTCCGGATTACTTCTCTTGCCGGAGCGTAATTGCCCAATATATTGGCTGGTCAAGCCACATCGTTCGGCAATTACGGTATTCGGAATCTTTCTTTTTGCTTTGTTTTGATTGGGTTGTTGTGTTTTTGTTTTCATGACTCCCTTTTTTTTAATTAACAGTTGTTTCATTTATGAAGCTAAACAAATATACGTTAATTCACGGCTATTAGCAAGTATAAAAACGTATATTTTAAATTATTTTTTTTATGGCAGATAACGATAATATTGAAATTGGGAAAAGACTTAAAGAGTGTGCAACAAAGAAGTTTGGAGAACGTGGACAAGCCGCTTATGCTCGATTACTTGGTATTTCCCCTACTTTATTCGGAGATTATTGTCGTGGGAGAATGAAGCCAGGTAATAAACTACAGGAGAGGTTAAGAGATATTGGTGAAAACGTTGAGTATATAATGACTGGTGTTAGAAAGCCCATTATCGAAACCAATATCATACCTGCAAAAGGGAGAATGTATAAAGTTATTATTAGCGTAAATGCCGGTGACCCAGAACACATTTTTAGAGAAGAAAATTACACCGGCGAAGAAGTTTTTTTTGCAATTGAAAGAGAAAGAGCCTTTTCTGTTAAGGTTATAGGTGATTCAATGCAATGTAATAATGCCAAAACAATTAATCCAGGTGATTACGTTTTGGTGGATATGGATGCTGCAATATTTAATGGAGATGTTATAGTTGTTAATTTACGCTCAGGACGGCAAATGATTAAACAATTCATTCAAGGTGAAAACGACGAAATTATTTTAAGAAGTTTTAACCCTGACCACCCTGATATAGTAGTTAAGCAGTATGACGTTATCACAATGTTTCGTATAATTGCAGCACAAAGCCAAAGAAGATTTTAACTAAACTATCTATTATATATAAGAGGGAATATGAGTGATAATACAAAATTAGTTATTGGAGCAATACTCTTTTGTTCAATAATTTGCGTTATAGTTCTATATAGTTATGGGTTGTTTGATAAAAAACCGTATAAATCATATGCCGAACAACAAATAGATTCGCTAAAAGCAATAGTGGCAGAAATTAATAGAGATAGTAGTAAATTTGTAAATAGCAACTTGTTTTTAGATCTTAATTTAGGTGACTCGCAATCAGTTTTATATCGGAAATTAGAAAAGTCATTTAAGAACAATAAAGTTTTTAAAGATTCGAGAGGATATTATTACAAATTCAAATTAAGCTTTGGGAGTATTGATGCAGTTATTTACCCAAAACTACAAAACGACAGTTTGTTTATGATTGTTTTACGCTGTTTCCCAAGTGATGATAACTTTTATAAAAGCGATACTTTAATGTATTTTGATATTTCGGAACTCTACCATAAAAAGTATGGGTATGCGTATTTATTTTTAGAAAAAGAATATAACGATGTATTTGTAGCAAACGGAATCTATATCGAGGTGGATTTGTCATTATATGCAACAATCACTTATACATCGAAAAAATATGCACTTTCTTATTATAATAATAAGATTTACGAGATTCAGCACGAACCAATTAGAGAGGATAGCGTGAAAAACTCATACCTAAAGGATATATAACAACTATAAGTGAAGCTATTATTTTAAGTTCCGTACAAAAACAACCTATTTCAAAGCAGAAAAAAAACTTTTTCTGCTTTTTTTTACTTTTTTTTGAAAAAAAGTATTTTTTTGTACTTTTTTGGTTGCTTTATAGCAACCAAAGTGTTATATTAACATTGTAAGTTTTACAAAATAACAACAATAAAATAAACGGAGTACAAAATGAAACTTTCTAACGAACAAATCGAAACATTACAAAACCAGCTTAAAAATCAATCAGGAAACGAAATAATCAGCCAATTGAAGCAAATGGATGGTTATTCAGAAGA